GTCTTGACTTGTTCAGACAAAGCGGTAACTTGAGCGTTCAATTCGTTCATCAATTTGGCTTGTGCCTTTTCAGATAAAGCGGTGGCTTCAGACATCTTCTTTTGATCTTCCATCATCTTTTTCTTGTCAGCATATTCGCCTTCAAGTTCGATTTCAACCTTTTGACCGTCTGCCATGCTAGCATCTTCTTCAGGTGATGAAAGCTGATCGTTCTCAGATTTCAAGCCTTCGATTTGAGCTTCTAATTGCTTGACGAGTTGATCTTTTTCTAACACTAAGGCGGTTAATTGATCAACTGTCATCGCTTTTAATTCTTCTGGATTCATGTTTGCGTTCTCCATGAGTAAAACACGAGATATTTTATCTTTAGATTGTGCTGGTCTTGCCGTCAATGTAACGGCTTGCAATTGGGCGAATCCAATAGGTTTAGGATCGCCTTCTCTTGCAAAAATCTCACCTACTAAAAATTCAGGTGATGGATATAAAACGCCTTCACTAGCTGTCACTAGATCGAGGCCTGCTTGAGTATATAGAGGCTTTACATATAAAGCATCATCTTTTACATAAACATCAGATATTTCACCATAAGCCATTGATTGAATTGGATCAGTAGCACCGTTATCCATAAAGGGCGATGATTGATGATTCCAATCAATGATGACAGGATCTTGAGATGATCTTTCTTTAAATACTCTTACGATCTCAGCAAGGATTGCAGGCGTGACATCTTGAATTGTCTTCCCATTGATGCGACTGTTGACCTTACCAACAGAAAGCACCTTAATGTCTGATCCTGGATATAAAGCAACCTCTCCCATTTTGATCCTCTCTCTAAATGCCTTAATGTCAGCACTATTGGAGGTCTGCAAGGTAGATTCTGACAATGCTTTTTCTTTTTCATCAGCTCTTTCCATTTGTGCTAAAATCTTTTTTGCCCAAGTATAACCTGCATCACCGCCCCAACCATCCCAAGCTTGACGGCCTTTTCCATACTCTTCCCATGTTGAGCCTTGCTTGTCGACTTCGTGCCTTGTGAAATAGGCAACCATTCGCTTAATGGTATCAGGTGATAAAGTAACGCCGTTAGATAAATCTCTTGCTCTAGCAATCCCAACGGCTGTCATCCCACGCTTTGAAGGTGGCTGTTCAGCTCTCTTTTTCAATGCTCTGATTGCTGCATCTCTCACGCCTTGAGGTGGAGTGAAATCAATCCCATCGTATTTCTTAGGTGCATTGAGATAAGCGTTAAATCGTCTATTCATCAATCTTTGTTTAGCTAAAGAGATTTGCTTTTCATTCATTTGATTGCTCTCAATCTTTCAGCCATTGCCAAAGCTGGATTTTGTGCAACAGCTCGATCTTGTGCCGTTCTTGTGGCTTCCATTGGCAACTGCCCCGCACCAATCTTTTGTCTAATTGCTCTCTCAAGATCATCATCAGGAGTTAACAATTGGGCTTGCACCAAGCTAGGCAATGATGCGAGCGCTTCAGCTAGTGCATCAGTATCTAATCCACTATGCACCAAGCGAGGCAATTTTGTTGTTTCAATGTTGCCATAATTCCAACGGATAAGACGGCCAATTGTTCCACCGCCCCGTCTATCTTGTCCACTAATTGCACTTGCTACCAAATCAAGAAAATTGATGCATGCTCTTCTAAAAACGGATAGATGCACTTCACCAACTGATCTTGATCCAGTATCAGAAATCCCCAAATTCATAAATTGAGCCATAAAGGCTTGTGAGATTTGATTGTCACACTCTTGAATGACTTGTAAAGCACCGTTAGCATCAAAGCCTGATGATCCTCCATAGGTATCAAAAGAAACAATGTTGTTTTCTACTAGATAGCTTTGCTCTTGCACCACATAAGCCTGTGCTTGCTGTTGTGCCTCGTTGATCATTGCATCAACATCACCGTTTGAAATACCCATTTGATCAATAGCTTGACGATTAACTTTTACGATTGGAGTAGGCACAGCCCATTTCTCAAGGCCAATTGCCATGAGAGTAGCCGCTCTTTGCTTTTCTTTCCACCACCACCAACAAGGACGAAGCAAGCCAATACCCTCGAAGTTTGAACCAGTACGATTGAGAGTTAATAGTAAAAGTTTTGATGCTGGTATTGGTTCAGGTGTAACACCGCCCACCATAATTTGAATAACACCGTCTAAATTTTGCTTGTCTACTGAAAGCCATTGCTGATGGGATGAAGGTTCACGATCAGCATATCTCTTGAGAAATACCTTCTCTTTTCCGATCGAGTCTTTAGCTACACAATAGATCTCTTCTGCATATCTCCAACCATGAGGAATAAATTCTAAAAGGTAATTTAACTGATCTTCAAAGCTGATTTCCATCATGCCGGGATAGCCTTTAAAACCGAAAGCTTCATTGGCAAATCTTGCGAGTTCTTCGCTCGTTTGATCTCCATCTCTACCGGCCTTAAACTCCCATTTCGCCGACAGTAAAGTCTGCTTAACCAAGCTCCATGATCGTCTAATGATTGGATCAGTAGCTAGCATATCTTCAGCTTCTCTTGTCCAAGATCGACCTGATAGAGCGGGGTTCTGTTCCTTGCCAGTGATATAACCGCCTTGAATGGATGTTCCACTTATCCCATAAGACTGAAAATGTGGTCTTTGTTGGGATAGATAAGGCATCTCTTTATTTGAGCTTGTCATTGTCATATATGGATAAACCGGCATAAACATCACCTAAAAGAATATATACAAATCATGATATTGCATAAAATGCTATTATATCAAATAAAAATTTAAGTCAAGGTATGGAAAAACAGAAAAGCCATACCTTGCCAACTCAACATTCCCCAATTACTAAACACATGAAAAGAGAAAATATGTGCAAGATTGATGATGAATTTTTTATCACTACTCAAGGCAAGATTTATTTTAAAGGGCAAGTCTATGAGTTGGAAGACTGCGACTTTAATGAAGGTGCTAAAATTGTCATCCACTATGGAGAAAAGAAAATTGAAAAGCTACTCAAAAAAGACATTAAAATAAAAGTGATCCCTGATCAGTTTATACAACAGAAAGAAGATGACATGTTTTTATCTCCACTAGACGAGCCAATCATGACAGCACAAGCTCAGCCCGTTCAGCCCATTCACTCCACCGTTGAATTGCCCCCTGAAATCGATCAGTTTGAGCAACTAATGAAAATCACAAAAGACAATACACCTCTAGCGCTCATCATCCTAATCGTATTGATGTTTCAAAGGATGCAAAAGAAAGAACGAGATGATAAAGATCATGCGCTCGTTTGTGACTTTGAAAGAAAAGAGATTGAGAAAAAGATCAATGTTTTAGAAAGCAAGCTAGACAGCCAAGCCAAAGATCAAGCAAAAATCCTTATAGGTGATGATGATCTATCTGATCGATTGGATAAGGTGGAGGAAAAGATCAAGAAGATCAATGCGTCTTTGCCTTAACATTCGCAAGACGATTGATATAAAATCTCTCATCGATACCATACTGATGAAATAAGTTTCTCATGCGATCCCTACTGATATCAAACATTCTCGCAAGACCAGCAAAGGACTGAGCTTTATCTAAAGCCTTCAATATCTCATCTTTTGAAATTTTCTTGAGTTTAGGCTTATCTTTGGCCTTAGAATGGCGATGCATTTTTTCTTTTTTAATTCCAAGCTGGTCGCATTTAAATCTAACGGCCGAGATAGTCACGCCCAACTCAGAAGCGATCTCTTTCCAAGTTCTATCTGATGAAACAGCCTTGATAAGATCTGCATCGCCAATTCTCTTTGACTGAACGCCCCTTTGTGGCTTTGTGTAGTTGCTACTATATGCCTGATAAACCTCGCCTCTCTCGATCATATCCTCGATCATGCACAATCTAGGATCTAAATCGCTTTCAAAGAATTGCATCATTTCTTTTTTCTGCATCATATCATCTCCATTTTATGCATAAACAATTTAGCCTCTTTGATTTTACCTTGATAGGAATGCTCCAACTCTCTCAGCCTATCGATGATCGTCTTATCTGTCAGTTGATAGATTGCATCCAATGGGATGTAAAAATCCATGATGATGCTATCAATCGCCAACCTTGCTAAAAGTGCATTGCCTATCATGTTGCTCCTAAATGAAATAAAGGCTCGTGGTTATTCATTCGTTCAATGCTCTTCTTGTGATAGGTTTCATCCCTCTCAATGCAAATGAAACGGCGATTGGTATTCATGCAAGCTATGGCTGTTGTGCCACTACCTGAGCAATTATCTAAGACTAGTTCGTTCTCGTTTGTGTAGGTTTTGATTAGGTACTCAAACAAAGCTACTGGCTTTTGTGTTGGATGAAATCCTCTCTCATAATTGAATTGAACAACATCGCTAGGATACCGTCCACCATTGTTTTCAGTTGGCAATCTCACAAGATCGATATCATTTGATACACTTTTCCCAATGCTTGTAGGTTTTATTTTAGCTGTATAATAAGGCTTACCTTCTTGCATTTGAGGATTGTAAGTTGGCAATTTTTTATAAAAAATCAATACATCCTCATGCTGTCCCAAAGGCTTTATTTTGGCATCTAAAAATCTAGTTTTTTGAGTTTTTACATAAATCATTTTATATCGATACAATTTAGGATTGCTTGCATATAAGGCAAAAACAAAAACACCGCTAGCCGTCAAAACAATCGCCCCGTTGTCTTTGATAACTCGTTCATACTCTTGCCAAAGTTTAGACATGTCAATGATACTATCCCACTCGCAAGCCGTTGTACCATAAGGCAAATCGCAAAGGATCATATCAACCGACTTCGATGGAATTGATGGCATCAGGTCAAGGCAATCGCCAAGATGGATTTTGTTTTCTTCTAGCATTTGCCCCCCAAGTGAAACAGTGGTTCATGGTTGTTCATTCGTTCAATTGACTTGCGGTGATAGGTTTCATCCCTCTCAATGCAAATAAACCTTCTATTGGTATTCATGCACGCAATGGCTGTAGTCCCTGAACCACTGCAATTGTCTAGTACTAGTTCGCCTTCGTTGGTATAGGTCTTGATTAGGTACTCAAACAACGCAACGGGCTTCTGTGTTGGGTGTTGCCCTCGTTCACAGTCAAAATATAGCGTGTTTCTAGGATAATTTTCATACTCTTTGCTTATGTGTTCTTTATACTTTTGATTTGTTTTGTCACTGTACATTTGCCTATTGAAATCATTGTTCTTTGCTTGCTTTGTACTTTTTACACGATCATCAAAGTTAAAAGTATATGATGGATTCATAGCTTGCAAAGTTTCAAAGTTCAAAAACCCCTCCATCTGGTCTATCTTGAAACACTGTATCAATTGATCATAAGTTTCTTTTGTGCATAGATCAAACTGTGATGATGTATATCTAAAGCAATGATCAACACATTGACCAATAACAGCTATGATATGTTTTTTTGATAATCCTATGAACTCATGAACTTTCTTAAAATACGCTCGTAATTCCTTGTTAAATTGTATCTCTATATCATCTCTTCTAGGTGGTCTAAACACAAGTACATTCTCAAAATATCTATGTGGTTGTATGCCTACTAAAGCAAAATTTGAATGTTGGTTCTTTATCCACACATAATCATGATTAAACCATGTTTCTTTGAATGTCATGAGCTTTGCACAGAACATGCCTTGTGCTGTCAAAACAATGTTCCCATTATCCTTGATCACTCTTGCATACTCAGCCCAAAGTTTGCCCATGTCAATAATAGAATCCCATGAACATGCTGTTGTACCATAAGGCAAATCGCAAAGTATCATATCAACGGATTTGCTAGGAATGGATGGCATCAGATCAAGGCAATCGCCCAAGTGTACCGTGTTTTCTTTTAGCATTAGTGATTCCTCATCGCCTTGATATGCGACTGAACAAAGTTAAGTTTATTCTTGACCGTTGGAGATGTAGCAGGCAAAGGCTTATCAGCAACGATCTCGCTATCACGCCAAAGCCAATTTATGACATCGTATCTAAGAGCATCTAACGGATCTTCTCGACCGTCTTTTTTAGGTGTTTCTTTGCCATCCCAAGCATAAGACAAAATAGCTTTTCTGAATGAATTCCCAATAGAGCTTGCCCCTCGTTCCCATACTTCAGAGGTGCATAAAATTCTTCTTTGATGGATCAGCCTTTTTACTCTTTGAATACCGTTTAAAATGTCTGTTCGTATTGGATCAGTGCACCACCTAAAAGGCATCCCTATACCACCTTGATCAGGATGCTTTGAAAGTTCATGAAAGGCTGATTGGGCTGTACGATCTGATCTAGCTGATCCAGCCTTATCACCACTTGCCCCGTCTAGTAAAATGCGATTGGGATATCGTCTAGCTAGATCACGAGGGCAAGCTACCTTTAAGATTTCTTTAGCAAGTTCTGAAAGCGTGATTTCTTGAGGGTTGATTTCAGCACAGATGACATCAGCTTCTAAAGTTGGATCATGCGCCAAGATCAGAACGGAAGGTTTTCTAAAACCAAAGTCGATGACAAGCCTTGATGACATAGATGGATGATAATCCCAATTGCTCAAAACATGGCTTGAAGTCCATTCAGAATAGATCACGCCTTGAGGTGGTCTAGGTTGATTTTCAACCATTGCCAAGCGTTCGCTTTCAGGTAGGTTCTTGACGGCGTCAAACCAAGCTTCTGAGAGATTAGCTTTATTAACATGGCTAGCATAGAAGATTGGAGTGCATCCCGCCTTTTCTGCAAAATCAACCCACCAAGCACCCCAAACGGGCAAGCCTACCATGATCATCTTAGGCGATGGACCTGATCTAAGACGCCCCAAGGTTTTCTGAGCAACCTCTTCGGAAAGAGTTTGACATTCATCAATCAAGGCAAGGCCTGAAGTGATATTAAGACCTTCAAGAGGATTATGTGTAGCGTCCCTTGTGCCTGGTCTGAAATAAGATCGACACCAAACGACATGACCATTTGGGGCAGTCCATTTGCCCTCTTGCTGATGATAAACCCATCCATAAGGCACAAGCCATTTCTCTAACTCAGGGCCTAAAACAGATCTATAACGGGGGGCTGTATCAGTGACTAAGAGCGATGACTTATTGGGATGTATGCTTGACCACGTCCACAAGGCAAAGACTAAAGCTGAGGTCTTGCCGCTACCCCAACCAGCACGAACGGCAATAAATGGATCATCTGAGTAGATCAATCTATCGATCAGATCAACTTGTAAAGGATTTAATTTAAGCTCTAGCTCAGTCTTCTTCGTCTGTGCCATCGTCAAGTCCATTTGGGAGTTCATGCTTAATTTGTACAACTTGCCCATGCTTCTCTTTTTGCACTTGCTGAATCACATTGATGATAACCTTGCTATCATCTCCCTTAGTGTTCATGTCAATGGTCTGCTTCTCTCCAAACTCTAAAGGAAACTTCCGAGCTAGTAGCCATTGGGATGCTCTAACATCGCTTTCAGAATGTCGCTGAATGTTCTGAAGGTGCTTTAGCTTGAGAGATATTTCAGCCCTCTTGACATCAGCCACCAACTCAGCATCAGCCTTCATCCATGAATGAAAAGTGCTGTATGAGATGCCAACAATAGAGATTGCATCAGTTTGAGAAAGGCCTTGAGAAATAAGCTCAAGTATCTGTTCAGTTGCCACAAGCCTCTTCTTTTTTGCGATCTCAGCTCTATCTTCTGAAGGCTTTTTTGCGATTGCTTTGGTTGTTTTAGAATCAACCGTATCGATTTTTGCAGTAGTTTTACTCTTTGCCATGATCAAGCTTTCTGATGATTTTAGTTGTGATTTTTTCAATAGCATCATCATCATCGCTTTCAAGCACTAAATCAATCTCATCTCTCTTTAGGCCGTCAAGCAATATCTTTTCAGCCAGCTTTGAAATCTTGACTGCATGTCTATCGCTGATCGTATCTAGCAAGCTGATCAGCTTTGTTGATACATAAAGACTCAAGATTGATTTTCTATCTTTAGGCTTCATCATAGAAAAACAACCTCAGAGGCAATGACTTTAATGTATTGCTTGCCCTCGTGTTCATTGATGACAATACGACCGATAACGGTGATCTTATCGCCCTTCTTAGCTTGAGATTGAACGATGCTAGCAAAAGCCCCCCAAACCTCGCAATTGAACCAAGTTGTTTTCTCTTCGCCTTTAACCTTTTCACTATAGGCAACGGAAAAGGTTGCAAGGTCTTTATCGCCAATCTTCTTGAGTTGTGGATCTTGTCCAAGGCGTCCGATAAGTGTAAATCTATTTAACATCTTTTTTTCCCTTTAGTTGATTGTACAAGCCTTGAATTTGCTTGATATGGTTTAGATGATCTAATTGTTGATGAAGCCTATCTTGAAACGCTTGATATTCTTCAATTGTTTCATCTTGATTCATTTGATTTTCAACATCTATTTCAATTTTTGATTGAAGTTCTTTTTGTAATGATTTCTGTCGTTTTTTAAGAGTTTTCTCAAGTTCGCTGATCTTATTCTCAACCTCTTTATTTGAGAAATATTGTTGCTCAATCGTATTAGCATGATCATCGAACATATCTCCAAATATAACACTGATCAATACTTTCAATGCGTCAACAACATCAGGTGCATCATCTTTAAACATAGTGTCAATAATTGACTCAAGACAAATCAAGCGATTGAGTAGTTTGATATTTAACATAAAAATTCTCCTTTGAATGTGTATATATAAACACATAATATTATATAATTTTATATAATATTTTTTCAAAGAGAGAGAAAATGAAAATCAATGTGAATGACGGCTTTGTTGAATTGGTCGATCATATGGGAGACGATTTAGCAATTGTGAAT